CGGTTTTACCCTGCCGCCCGCGAAGCCCCGCGATCCTCGCGGGATAGACGTGTAGCGGCGGCGGGGCATAAAAATCCGCCAAAGTTGAGCGTGCAAATGCAGAGGCTTGGCGGATATGCGCAAACAGTATACAAAGCTCGGGGCGACCACCTGACGGGTGGCCGAAAAAACCGAAAGCCCCCAAGTTGGTAGCTTGTGGGCTTTCTAAAAGTGCCGGTTTTCCACTCCTCAGGGTTTCGGCTTTGTTGTCTTTTTCATGGCTGGGCGTATCATAGTAGAACAGTTGTTAGGCAACTAAAACGATGAAACCTTATTATCAGAAAGATGGCATCACGATCTACAATGGCGATTGCCGCGAAGTCATGGCGGGCTTGCCTGATAATTCGTGCGGTCTAACGGTCACGTCCCCGCCTTACAACATGCGAACCCGCATCCGTAACGGCGAATATACCAGCCGTGAAAAGACCGAGCATTTCAGCAAGAAGTACAAACACTTTGGCGACGACCTATCACCGAAAGAGTATTACGAATTTCACAGTCACGCTATCCGCGAAATGTTGAGAATTTCAGGGCTTGTATTTTGGAATATTCAGATTGTCACAGGTAGCAAAGAAGCCGTGTTCCGCATGATTGGCGATTTTGCCAAAGAGATAAAAGATGTAATCGTGTGGGATAAAGGTCACGGTCAGCCAGCCATGCACGACAGCGTTATAAACAAAGCGGCTGAATTGATTTTGATTTTCGAGAAAGACGCAACAGCAGGTAGAGCGTTTTCAAAGTCGTTTTTCCCGCGTGGTGAAATGCCTGATATTTGGAGAATGAAGCGCGGCGATAATACCGAAAGTCACGGCGCAACATTCCCGCTTCACTTGGCGCAACGTGCAATCACTGGCTGGAGCGCACCCGATGAAACGATACTTGATCCGTTCATGGGTACAGGTACAAGCCTTATAGCCGCAAGAAATGAAGGACGAAAAGCGGTAGGCATTGAAATATCCGAAGAATATTGTGAGTTGGCGGTAAAGGGTCTGGCGCAAATGTCGCTCTTTACGTTGCCTAACACAGCGCGCACCCGACAGGGGCAGGTCGCGGCTCAAAATGAGTTGTTCGGATAATTTTGTGGTCTTGCGCTCTCGCCCCTGCGGGTAACGCAAACCGTTCTACGTCAACCCCCAAAGCAAAAGCCAGCCGCCCGATACTCGTATCACTAATACTTTCCATGCGATTGATTTTGCCAATCACATCTTCGTGAATACCAGCCTCTTTTGCCAGCTCTCTTTGCGTCCACCCTTTTCTTTGGCGCAAACGCAAAACGTTTGCCTTTAATGCGGTCTGCTCGTCAACAGTCACGCCAGCATTATCTACCCAAAAAATAGGAAAACTCAAATAATCGCAAAATATCACAAAAAACTATTGACATCCTGATTTTTTCTGATAAACTGAGTTCATCCAATATGACAATACCAGCGACAACGGGAGCAAATCACGTGAACGACATTGTAGCCGTTCTGGACAGCGCGGCGACCAGAAACGCGGGCGTTGCCCTGACGCATGATCGTATTGCCTTTTTAGACGGCGTTGTGCCAGTTCTTAGAAGGCGCAACCGAAGCGTCAACCGCTCAAAGCTGGTTGGCGCGTTGGTTGACCAATTTAGGGCGCAGTGGGATTCCATGTCGGACAAAGACCGCGAAAGACTAAACATTGAAATTTAGAAACGCCGCCGCGCGCTTTGACGAGCAGGATGCGGCGGCGTTTCAATTTAGCGAATAAATCGCTGGGGTGAGCGAATTATAACCCGCCCCGGCAAAAATGCAAACAAACGTTCTGAAAATGGGAACAAAGCCATGAGCAAATTCTTGAATTACAGAGACGAAAGTAGAAAGGGTTGGGGAACAGAGGGGGACGGATTAACGGGAGATCAAATTCAAACCGGCGCGTTGTTGCGCATTGCCGATGCAACCGAGATGATGGCAAAAACCCACGCTGACCTTGCGCAATCACGTGATTATTATAAAAAAAGATTCGAGGAAGAACTGGCAATAACGCGGAGTATGAGAAAAGCAAACGCCGCCCTGCGAGGGCACATTGGGCGATTAAAGAAAAGTCTAGATGCTTCTGGCGTTTTACCTGCGCCAGAAGTGGAAATACAACCAGCGGATATTGACGCAGAGATTTAACCAAAACCATGCCACGCCCAACCACCCGCGCCCGCCGCGCGTATCGCGCCGCAGTTGCGCCCTTCACCACAATTACGCCAGATGGGTTGCGCCTGAAAGAAACGCACTTTTATTTCAGCAATGGAAACACCTACAAGGTGCACGCTGGCGGAAGAACGTGGGTGGTTGAGTATGACAGCGCCATAGACGGCGATTATCGCCGCTGGAAAGACCACGAGGGCATCCAGATGACCGGCATGGGCATCCCGTTATCGCCCGCGCAGTTTGAATCACTGCGGGCGATTTTTGAATCCGTATCCCGCGCCCAACAGGAGCAGGGCGAAGCGGAGAAAGGCACGGCTTCCTCCTCTCCTCAGCCGTTCGCCGATACCTTTAACCTTTGTTGATGTGTGTTCCAGAACCCCGAAGCAGCCCCGGCGTGCTCCTGCGCCGGGGCAAGGAGAACGGATGACAGTAACAACAACCCAAAATTTTTTGATCGTCAAAAATGACGATGAGACGCTGGGCATATCGCGCAAAGCCAGCCAAACTATGCTTGAACTGCGCAACAACACCGAAGCCGCAGAACTCGCCGCCGCGCTTGCCAAAATCGCGGCAGTCAGGACGACCAAAGACAATGATGCCTTTAATCGTGCGTTCGCGGGGGCTGCGCTGTGATTACCGAACTGGCGCAAATGCTTGAGGCGATGAGCCTCAGGCGCGCGGTGCAAGACGAATTAGACCGCGCGGCGTTTGAAGACCGCCCGCCGTCAGCCGCCAATATCGCGTGCCGCCTTGTTGCGATTTGGGGCTTTGTGCTTGGCGCAGCGGTGTTGCCGCTTATCGCGCTCATGCTGGCGGTGTTCACTCTGCGAGGCGCACCGTGACACAACCCGCACGAAACAGACACGAACACATCGGCGCGGTCATAGAAGCCAACGCGCTAGGTGTCGCCCTCATCGCGGCGGTTCTCGCCATCGCCTTTGCGGCGGGATGGTTTTTGCGGGGTGCGATGTGAACATGCCGCCCATCACCTACCCCACCGCCGAGCAAACCACCGCCCGCGCCCAGGTGCTGGCGCGAAACGCAGAACAGATGTTCGCGTTTTTTGAGACCAACGCACGGGCTAATTACCTAGCCCCTTGGGAGTTTGCCCGGATCGCGAAAATTTACCAAACGGTCTCTGCGGAATTAAAGGCGGCGAGCAGCAAACCTTAAATTTATTCTAAATGCTTGACAAATAGATACAAATAGATACAATTGGATACATGGAAATGGCAAACACGAATACAGTAGTTACCTCAGTAAGACTTCCAAAGTCAACGATGGGCGCAGTCAGGTCAGCCGCGAAAAATGACCAACGTTCCGTAAATCAGATGATCGTGCTTGCTCTTGATGCAGGACTTCAAGCCCTTTCTCAATCGTCAAAATCATCTGCTGATTTATTGAGCGATGCCCATCCTTCGCAAGAACGGAAATCTCATCGTGGAGCTTCTTCGGTAGCCTAATACTGGTAACAAGGGTATCTGGTTTGCCTTCATCCATTTGCAGCCAATTGTAGTCAGAAAAACAAAAAACCGCGCCGGTGCTAGTAACACCAACGCGGCAAACCCATAAAGGAGTTTAGTAATGCAAGCAAATTCTACAACACCAACCCAAATGACGCAATGGCAGATCGCCAGAGATTCAGAATATACGCGGCTGGTCTCTCTTGGTGTAAGCGAAAAATGCGCGGCTAAACGCGCCCTAAAAGCCGCCAAGCGCCTGCACCCCGCGCACATCGCGGCGCGGGAGAGGCGCACAAGTCTTGCGGTTGCCCACAACGCCCGCCACGCCACGTTAGACACGGCAACTTGGGCACTGCTTAACGGGGTGCAATCATGATATTTCAAGAACCTCTAAATTGGTTCTACACCGACATGCCCGTGCGCATGCCCGGCGAGGCAGACCGCTACGCCTACCAACTCGTGCCGGGGCAAGACCCACGCCCCGGCAACTTTGAGGACGAGCTGGTGAACGATTTTATTGCGCTCACCAACCAGCCGGAATGGGTTGGTGACAATGTAGAAGGCAACCTGCGCATCGCTCTTCGCCGCGCGGCAGATGCCGCCGTGCGCACCACACTGGACGCGGAGAAGACCGCAGAGGAACGCAAGGCGCACACCGCGCCAGTCGCGGACGCAAACCTGGAAACCCCGCTAGCCGCCTTGAGCGGCTTCGTCTTTCAAGCGGGGCTGGTTGCGAATCGCCTTGCTGAAAACTCTCCGCAGAGCAGCGCCTTGCATGACGCGGCAAGCGCACTTGTGACACACTCCGCGAGCGCAACTGCCGCGCTGGATGAGTATCTGGCGGTGCAATCGTGACCCACCGCGACTACCTAAACCCAATCTATCCGCCCGCGCTCTGTGACGAAGCCGAACGCGCAGACCGCCTCGCGCACTTCGCCCAGCCCGCGCAAGACGGCACACCACACGGCGCGGCAGTCGCCATCATCGCGGTGGCTGTTCTCATCGCGGCAGCCCTCGCGCTGGCGGTAACGGGGGTGGCGCGATGAACAACAAAATCATCGCGGTATCTCCGGTGGTGCAGTTTGTTGCAGTGCCGGAGATTTACGACCCAGAAGCCGCCTACGAGCGCAACGCGCAAACCCTCGCGCGGGGCGTGGCGGCGTGGAAATTTGAACTATATGCCTTCGTGCTGAAACACAGCAACGCGGGCGACCCAGCGGCGCGGCGGCTGGTTGCGCTGTGCAACACCGAGCCGATGCCGCAAGAAACTTATCCAGACATTCCGTTTTAGGAGAAATCATGGGAACACAAACCACACAACTTGCAACAAAACCCCAAACGGGTGTTAGCGCATACAACGATGCCGACATTGCCGCAGAAACGAGGATTCTAAAATCCGCCTTCCCCAAGATGAACATCGGGGATGGCGATGCCCGTGCCCTCATCATCGCGTCAAGAATGAGTGGTCTCAACCCGTTTCGAGGCGAGATTTACTACGTGCCAACAATTGGCATCACCATCGCCGCGAAGGTTCGCGCCGGAGATGCAATTACGCATCAACAGCGAATGGGGAACACACTTGATATTAAGTTTGAAAAAGTTACGCCAGAGACGTGTATTGGAGTTTACGCCCAGTTCTCCGATGCCGTTCAAAAGGGCGATGTGGCGGTGGCTTGCCGCATCATTTCTTCAAAACAGCGCACCGAACACTACAAATGGCGCATTCAATTGGCAGATGAGGGGCGTGTCTACGGGTATCACGGTAAAGAACTTGAGACATGGGTAAACGAGCGTGCCGGGATTCCGCCGGAGATTATCGCCTTGGGGATCGTAAAGGCAACTGAAGGTTTTGGTGGCGATGCCAAATACGGCCGCTTTGACCGTGCGAGTAAACGGGCGTTAACACTTGCCCTTGCCAAAGGCGGGTGGCACGCGCCAGACACCCGCAACTATGGCGGCGTTCCACTTGAGGAAGAACGCGAATCCCGCAAAGACACCGCCATTGAAGGTGAGTTTCGCGAGATGGAGCGAAACATCCCACAAAAGCCATCTGTCACCATGCCGGAGTGGACGGAAGGCGATAGCGCAGAACCGCCTTTGCCGTCCAGCGCGGCCACCATTGACCACCGCAACGATGAAGTTATTGAGCCGCCAAAGCAACCAGTTGCAACCTTTAGCGCGGACTTGGACTATTTACACAACGTGCGCGTGTCCGATTTGACCCCTGACACCGCCATGCCGGTAGCCGCAAAGGTTAGAGAGATAGCCGAAAGAAACGGCGTTCACATGAATGGCAACGCCAAGACGCTGGAGAGTGCGGTGAAATACTTAAAAGCTGCGCTCGAGACAAAGATACCTGCCAACTAACCCAACCACAAACAAGCCCCGCCAGAGTGCGCGGCGGGGCAAAGGAACAACAAAATCATGCCAGCGCGTGGACGAATGCTAAACAAAGACATATCGGTAAGCGTTAAATTCAACGCCCTGCCGGATGACTTTACGCGGCTGCTGGCTACGTGGGTTCTTGCCCATCTGGACAAAAATGGGGTGTTTTACGCCACCCCTGACATCGTAAAGTCTTTTGTGTTTCCAATGCGGAACATTTCACTGGACGCTGTATCACAGTCCTTAAATGCGATGGAGAACATTGGTCTCATCGTGCGATTTGAGGCGTTAGGAAGGCGTTGGATGTGGTGGCCGGGATTTGGGGACAATCAGCAAGGCTTACGACCAGACCGCGAGACCACCACGTACCCGCCGCCGCCTAAATTGACCAAAACCACAACTTTATGTAAACCGGAGTTTTGCGGCAATTTGCCGGATGCGTCCGGCAAAACTCCGGCTGAAGTAGAAGTAGAAGTAGAAGTAGAAGTAGAAGTAGAAGGGGAAAGCGCGGCAAAAGCCGCGCCGCTAAATCCCCCGCGCTCAAAATCGCGCGTTTCCGGCATGGGCTTGGTTTTAACAGAACACGAAGACCCGCGCGTTAAGGCGTATTTGGAGCTTGTCAAGCCCGAAATAACCCAGCACAACGCCGAGATAATCTGCCAGCGCGTAATGCCAGAGCAACTAGAGACGTGGAAAGGCACGTTGATGTTGTGGGCTGAAAGTGGCTGGAACAGAAACAACTTTTCGGGTATGTTCGAGCGTTTCGAGACACGCGTAAACACCGAGCGCGTTAAGGCGAAAACTGGCGGGCAACTTTTCGGCAAGCCTGCGGTGGTATCCCCAACCGCGCAAGACTATGCCGCCAGCAAAGGAAAACTGCTATGAGCGACACGATTACAACACTCAGCGCGGCGATGCGAGCCTTTGCGAATTTGAAGAAATCCATGCCGCCAACCGAACAACGCCAACCACCACCGCAAAAAATCGTAACCGTTGGCGGCAGTCTGGGCGATAAGTCCATGCCGCCGCGTGACAACGAAAAGGCGTGCGACAGATGCGGAAACATGCGTTTTATTGCCACAAAAGACGGTGGGATGATCCCCTGCCCTAAGTGCGGTGTGGCTCAAAAATGGAAGTCCGCCGCGATTGAGGCATATTCCAGCCTCAACGGGCGGGCAGCGGGGCAAACATTTGAGGCGTATCAGGCAAAAGAGACATGGCAAAAGAACTTGCGCGAAACATGCCGCGCCTTCGCAGAAAATCCGCGCGGGTGGCTTGTGCTGTGTGGTTCAAAGGGCACGGGAAAAAGCCATATGTGCGCCGCCATCGCCAACGCGCGAAAGGCGAACAACGAAGCATGTCTGTTTATCAGCGCGATGGACTTGCTTACCAGTCTGCGCGCCTGCTTTGACGGGCGAGAACCGCAGACATACGCCGAGCGGTTGCAGGTGTATCAGCGAGCCGCATTGCTCATCATTGACGACATCGGGGCAGAACGGTCTACCGAGTGGACGGCTTCGGTGTGGGGCGAATTGATTGAGCCGCGTTACCGAAACCGCCTGCCCACCGTGCTTGTAAGCAATTACGATCTTTCGCGCGGGGTTGGCTTTTTGGATTCTCGCGTGACGGATCGCATCAACGAGCGCAACCTTTCAAAGATTGTTTTGCTTGAAGGGCTGCCCAGTTATCGCACACAGGAGACCGCCCATGTGTGACACATGCTTTGACCAGAAAATCATCATCGGTCTGGATGGTCGCCCCAAGCATTGCCCATCTTGCTATGCGCCATCCCCCGTCCTTGCCCGCGCCGGGGCGCACACGCACACATTCAACCGCGCCGCGCCAAACATGCAAACGAGAACAGCCGCCGGGCGGGTGGGGCGGTATGACGCGGCAGAGGCGCGGGCGAAACTGGCGGAGTTTAACGAATATCTGCGCGACAACCATCGCGTTTACGAGATGTTTGAAACCGCCGCGCTGGATCGCCTCGCGGCTGGGGAATCGCGCGTTGGCGCAAAAGAGATTTTTGAGAACATGCGCGGGCAGGTTGGAAGCACGGGGGGCGCGTATGACTTGGACAACACTTGGGCGCCTTGGTTCGCGCGGAAAGCCATTCTCGCGCATCCGGGACTAAAAGCAGTGATTGAACTCCGCGCCAGCCTCGCGGATGTGTTAATGAATGAGGTGGCGAAAGAGGTGAGCCATGCTTAAAGATATTCTTCAAAGCCTACTCGCCAATCCCAAATCTGCGTCACACGAAGACGCGGACGGCGTGATTTACGAGTGGCATCCAGAGCGCAATAGTTTCGCCGTTCTGCGGCGGTATCGCGGCATCACGCGCCAAGAGCAGACGCGCATCTCCGATGTTCTGCGAGTGCTCGGCAAAAATGGCAAGCCCGTTTCTGTTGTCCGCAAAACAAAAAACGCGGGCACATTGCGCGGCTATGCGTGGACGTTTGGGCGCAAGCGCGAGCCTGTGCCGGAAATGGGGGTGTTGTTGTGAAAGAGAATCCAATTCCTTTTAAGGCTGAGACGGTTCGCGCAATTCTGGAAGGGCGCAAGACGCAGACGCGGTGGGTGATAAAGCCCATCGGTATTTACTCGGCCTGTTACGCCCTTGAGGATATAGGCGAGATTTACGGGATGAAATGCACGTGCGGGCGTGGATTTGACTGCCCGATTCACAAGCGGGAAAGCGGGTATCTCTCGCGCCTACATAAGCGTTACTCACGAGTTCTTAAACTCGCATTTGACGCACAGCTAAACGAGGTAAAAGATGAAAGCAGATGAATTTCTTGAAAAGTATAAACACGTAAAAACGACAGGCGAACTAGCGTTCACTCTTTACGGTGAGCGCAACAACTGGAAAACATGGGATGGGAAGCCCATGCCCCCATGGAGCGAGATTAACAAGGCTACTCAGGAAAACTGGGAATTGTCAGTCTCGCAGGCTATGGCATATTATCTTTTGTTTTTTGTGAATCTTGCGATAGTCAATGCCGACATTGAGACAGCAAATGTTTTGCACACATTTGCAAAGATATTTTTGAATGACACACTGAGGCTAACCGGAGCAGAGCTTCTTGAGGATATAAAATCCCTGAGCACCACGCCAAATTTTTGTTGATTGTTTACATTAACTCAGAGAGAATAATCTGTTTAACCGCCGTATTTTTGCAAGCACACGCGGAGCGGCAAGTTACTGGGCGTGGATTTGACTGCCCGATTCACAAGCGGGAAAGCGGGTATCTCCCGCGCCTACATAAGCGTTATGCGCGTGTTCTCAGACGCGCTTTTGATGAACAGTTAAAAGAATTAAAACCATGAAGTCACCATATGTTTATTTTGGCGGCAAGGCAAAAGTGGCCGCCGAGGTGTGGAGCAGGTTCGGGCAGGTGGACACCTATATAGAGCCATTCTTCGGGTCAGGCGCGTCCATTGCGCCGGGCGCGTCCATCCGCGCCATTGTCGTCATCGCCGCTCTTGCGCTTTTCTTTGCATCCTGCACGGGTGAAAACCCACGCGATGCGCATTTCCAAATATACGGCTGCTCACCCAGCAATCTACAGCCGGATGGCAGGTGCGGGCTGAGCCTGAAATAAAACTATGAACAACAGTCTTTTGGTTTACGCGCTGGCAATTGTCTTAATCGGTCTTGTTGCCATTGGCATAACGCCGCCGGCAAAAAAGATCGGGACAACACCGCACCCAACGCGGCTCATGTTTTCGCTTGCGCTATGCGCCTTTTTTGTTGCCGTGTCTCTGTATCTTCCTTCGCCAATAAAAGGATTTGTGTTTGTATTTTTTACTATGGCGGGCTGGACTGATATAACGCACTTTGTCTTAAAAATCCCGTATGATCAATTTTCCACAAAAGGCGTGCTGGTGGCTGTTTTGTGGCTGGTGGTTGTTGTTCCAATTCTGTATCTGCTTGACCAGCCCGCTGCCGAAATGATGTGGACGTTTTACAAGGGCATGTGGAACGAATTTGTAAGAATATCCGCGCGGATTATAGAGGTGGCGGCAAGATGAGCGCGCTGGACTGGCAACCCGCAGACCCCACGCCTGTAACCGCGCAAAACAAGGCGCGGCACAAGACGATGTGCAGCAAGTGCGGCGCGCGTCCGCACAAACCGGGCCAGCGCTACTGCAAAGCCTGCCACGCCGAATACATGCGCAATCAACGTGCAAAAGACCGCGAACTTATGCTTGAATTTCGCGCATTTCGCGCCAATAATCTCGGAAAAGTTTCACGTTAAACGGAATGTAAAACGTGAAACACAACAAAAAAAATGAGTGACCTGCCAATCGTTTTAGCCGTTCTCGTTGTCATTGCTTGCGGGCTTGCTGTCGCCCTCAAGTGGTGGATGGGGGGTGATGATGCAAGATAACTATCGTATTTATCAGCAGGGGCTTGCGCTTATTCTCGCCGCGCTGGTTGTCGTTGGCGGAAGCATCGTCCTACTAACGATGGCGATAGAACGCGCCCCGGCGGTGGCTGCTGTTGCGTTTGTCGCCATTATCCTTATTCTTGGGGCTGGCGCTTTAATGTATCGCCGCGATCAGCATCGCATGATGGCATTTGTGGAAAACGTGGTTGGCGGAAAAAAGAAAGAAGAAGCAATTGACGCATTGCCAGTGTTTGCGCCAACATCGCCGCAGTTGCCCGCGCCGCGCAAAACCGTGCCATTTGTCGCGGCGCGTTCTCCTGTCGTCTCGCTAATGAGCAGAGACGGGCAGGCTGTTGATGTGACCGAGAAAAGTTTGCGCCGCTTTCTTGGCATGGAAACCCCCCGGCGGGATGAGTGGCAGGGAGATAACAACGACTTTGCCGCCATAGCTGCAAACTTTATGCAACGCGGCTTTCTCACCACAAACGGTAAAAGTTACGAATGGGCAAATGGCGGGCGCGGACAACTCCACGCGCAGAGCTGCGTGAATGCGTGGTGCGCCGAAACTGGGAGTAACCAAACATGGTAAAACCAGCGCAGACAGACAGACCAGACGATGGGCGGGGCAAGTTGGCAGATGCCAACTCCCTCGCCCACTATGGTTCTCTCGTGTCAAAAATGATGCGGGGGAGCGAGTTGGCACATGCCAAGATCATTCGCGGGGCAGGGGGTTGGCATGTGGCATTCTTTCCAAAAAGGGGAATACCGCCGCCGCCGGATGATGAATTTATCAACGCGCTAGGGGTGGCTGTTAAGGCGACTGGCCCACGCTCCCGCCGCGCGCTGGGCATGAAACGCGCCCTGCATGACCGCGTTGTGCGTGAAATGGTCAAGGCGGGACTTTGGACGGATAGCACGCGCGGCGCATCGCCAGTCGCATGTTCAACACTCGCCGCGCGCCAAGCGTGGCTGCAAAATAGAAACAAAAAGGCGTAAAAATGGACGACCCAAAACGAACGAGAATCAAACCAACCCAGCTCAAGCGCGAGCTTGAACGGGCGCAAAATGTTTTGCGCTTTGTTGATCAGGCATTTAGCGATATGCCCGCAAGCGCATTAACGCCAGACCAACTTGCCGCGCTCCGGTGTGTGGATGAGGCGGTGAACCCGTGAACGCGATTGTGCGCAAAATGCGCGCGCGTTTCAAGAACGGCTCGCCTGTCGCGCTCATGTGTTATGCAGGCGGCGCGTTCTTTTTTGTAGATCGTTACGGCGTTGTGGTTGCGCCGCGCGGCACGGCGGGGCTAAACCGGGAACAATCGCAAGCCGCGATTGACAACGGCGAATTAACCGAGTGCTCCACGCCGCTTGCGCATGAATTGCGCGGGCGCGGGGTGGGGACGGGCGGGGCAACTCAAGAAGAACGCGCCGAGATTTTACGAACCATCTTTGAATCTGTCAGCGTGGACATTGATACGCGCCAAATTGTGCGCGTGCTGCCAAGAAACGAATACGCCGCGCTGGTTGGCGGCGCGGCATACTTTAATCAAAAACGGAAGCGACGGGATTCGCTTTGGCTTTCAGTTAAACCATAACAAGGCATTATTTTACATAATCAAAATTAAGTATAATACTTATATCGTTAAAAATAGAGGGTCAAGAAATTTCATTTTTTTGTTTACCACTGCGCTTTGATTGATGATATTGCCGTCAGCCAGCGCGCCTTGATTGTTGCGTTGTCGCCAATCGTTGAGAAACGAATCGGAACTCTGTAATCCTTGTAGCCCCAGCACGCGAGATACTTCGCCCCCGCCCGCTTCGCCGCCATTGCAGCGTCTACCATTTGCTGAGATGATGCCATCGGGTAGGACGGTGTTTCGTTGTCAATCCACACCGGAAGAAACGCGCCGATGTCGCCAGTGAACAGCGTTTTCAAATTTGCAAACATCGCGTCAATGGTTGTCATTGGCGTGGTCTGCGGCGCAAGGCTAAACATCACGGCGTTATCTCCCATCGCCAAAAACTCGCGCGAATATGCCCGCTCCGTGCTGGACACTGAGCCAGAAAACCATAGCCCCGTTGACACGTTTACGGTTGGATGGTTCGGGTCGTGGCTTTTAACAGTTGATACTAATGCGGCGTAGTTGCTCTTGCGCAGCGCATCGCCAGACGCGCCGCCGCTGCCCGTTTTATCGCATTCGTCAGAGACGTAATAGCCGGCGGTGGCGGGCTTGCCTTTGACCGTGTCCACAATGTCGCCGAACGCGGCAAAGTCGCCGGGCGTGAGCGATTCAATATCCTGCCCGTCTCGCGTGAGCAACCACCACACTTTTAAGCCCTTGCTTTGCGCAATATCTGCGATGGCTGCCCGGTTTGGGGCAGTCGCATCAAGAATCACCGCGTTAAACCCAAGTGGTGTAATTTCGTCTTTTGTGGCTGTCAGTGCTTCGCTTTCCCATTCGTAATACAGCCACAGCGCGATTTGCAGCGCAGACGATGAAGCGCCGTAGTTAAATGCAGCCGTTCCCGCAGATAACAGAGAGGCTGTTGCGGGGGTCATCGGCGCGCCGTTGTAGGTAATTCCCGTCACGTAAAGATTGCGGTCAGTTTGCGGCGTGCCGCCATACGCATCATTTAAGAACTCAACCGTCACCGTGTGCGCCCCTGCCCCCCACGTTCCTTTTACGTTGATCGTATCGCTCGCGCCGGATGATTTCACCGCCCCGGCGGTGAGCGTGCCGCCGACTTGAACGCCATCCACCTTGATGATGTATTGCGCCGCGCCCTGATAGTAATCTTGGGCGATTTTTATAACAAATGTGTCGTTGCCCGTTCCTATTGTTTGCGTCACCGCTGACGGCGTGGATGCGATGGTGTAAACAGCCATTGCGGTAACTGAATCGGTCATGCCGGACTTGAACGCCTTCGCTTTTACAGTTGTCGTGGCTGACACTGTCAGCGGCGAAGAATAAACCGCGCTGCTTGGGGTTGGTTCTGTCCCGTCCGTTGTGTAGCGGATGGTTGCCCCGGCAGTGGCGCACGCAATTGTTACAGTTTGCGCGCTTGAATAAGTCGCGCCAGATGGCGCGATGGATGGCGTTTCTACTTGCGATACAGCCACCGGCGGGGTTGGTGTGTAGCCCAGCAGCGGCTTTGGTCGCTTGACGATACTACGCCACTCGGCAACATCGGTAGATGCCACCCCGCGCACTGAAAGCGTAAGTCGCGTGCCATCAACCAGCGCAACCGTAAGTGTCCCCTGCCCCGCTTCGTTTATGTTTACGTTGAAACTGTCAGAACGCACGAATCCAATTTCTGCAAATGCCGGGCATCCGGCTATATCATCAATGGAAGCCCGCTCAGCGTTTCTGACGTAAACTGTCACCTCTCCGCCCGGTTCTGCAATGGCTTCAAGCGGGTCAAGCGCTGGCGTGGTGTTAATGGGCGCGTTCAAGTCCATCACCACCCAGCCTCCCATCTCCGCGCTCTTCCATGCTTTGCCAGTGCCGCCGTCAAACGCTGCAGCGGCGGGGTAACCATCTGAAAATGCGGACGAAATCACGCCGCCCGTTTGTTTGTTCGCGCCGTTGTAGTACTCAATTTCGGACATGGCGGCATATTGGCTTGCCGATGCCTTGAATCTGATATACCGCCAAAGCTGGCTCGTTGTAACTGAAACCGTGTTCCATCCCGCTGGTGGTGTTGCCGGTATGGTGTAGATGTCTGTCCACGTTTGGTTATCGTTGGACACCGCAAATACGCCGCCGTTTGCGCGGCTTTCCAGTCCCGCCAAAGGGTAATACTTGATTTGGGTAATGTTTCCCGGCTGGGCGGCGGCGATGATGACTGAGCTGGTCGCCACTGCCGAAGTGGTCATTCCCGACTTGGCGGCGATAGCCTTTAACGTTGTCGTGGTTGATATTGGGATGGCGGCAGAATACACCGCGCTGGATGTGGTTGGTGTTGAGCCGTCAAGGGTGTAATAAATAGTCGCGCCGGCGGTGCTGCAAGCGATGGTCGCAAGCTGCGCAACGCTAAATGTTCCCGTTGCGGGTGTGATGGATGGCGTGGCAACCTGACCGGATGGCGGCACACCGCCCGCGTTGGGTTGAAACACAACCCCGCCCGTAATTGTAAAATTTGCCTTCGCGTTGGTATTAGCCGCGCCAACCCATGAGCGCAAATTATCGCGCACAGTTGCGTTTGAGCCGCCTGACAGGTTGATACGTGTCCCATTCACCTGTCCGGTGTCATACCAGACATACCAGGTTGCATTTCCTTGTAAAATTTGCCTGCCATCGCGCTGATAGGTTGCGCCCGCCAAATAAGCATATTCGCCCTGTCCCATCATTAAACGCATTTGCGCGTCAATCAATGCTTGATCAACCACGCAATACCCCGCGTTAAGCGTTGCGCGGTCATCGCGGTTTACGCAAATTTGCTGGAATGCTTGCGAGATAAGCCCAACTACATGCCCATTTGCGGGCGACAAATACACCGGCGCGTTTTTGTAGGCATCCAGCATTCTCGCCACAGATGCCGCCGTGTCTGCGATTGTTTTTGTGTAAGTTGAATACGAAAATGTGTCAGATGCTTCGCGCGGGTATAAATCGCACGTGTAAATGTTTGGGTAGCGGTTTATGTCTGCCCCAAAATTAAAATACTGCGCCATCGCGTCCACCGTTGCGGGCGGAAGGATATTAGCCCAAATGGGTTTGCTGGTCAACGAATGCAAAAGCGCAATATCATCACCCACCGCTTTTTGCTCAGATATTGCCCACTCATCACGCACAGCATACCCGGCAACGAGATTGCCAACTCCGCTTTTGTTCTCCCAGTAATCAACCAATGCGGCAATTTTTGACGCGCCCCAGTCCCCGCGAATGCCGCCCAGCCATACTTGTTTGCCTTTTTGGGCGATTGTGTCGTTTAACCCTATGCGCCCGTTCCCTTCTGTCCACAAGTCAAGCGGGACGGTTGGAATAAATACGGCGGTTGCAGATGGCACGGCATCAACCGCGTCAGAAAATTCATACTTCCCGCCTGCCCCGCTGTAAATAACAAACTGCAAATTTGCCGCCATGCTAATCCTCCCGATAAATAAACAACTCGCCCTGCGCGGTCTGCGCTCCAAGTTTTGCGGTTACAACAACGCGCCCGGCTTGCGTCCCCGCCCGAATGCCGCCGGTCTGATATACGGCGATGTCATTTGCGCCGTCCGCGCTCCACTGCGCGTTTGCGGCAGGGCAAATAAATTGCGCCGTTTGCCCCAGCCGAACCATTACGCGCGAAGGGTAGACGGCGGGACGCCCCAGCAACTTCGCATTGGTAAACATCACTTCATCGTGAAGGTCGGGGCGCAGTCCAAGCGCGCGAATGCGCTCAACGTCATCCGGCGAGGAAGAGAGACCAAAAAAGCCAACATCCCAACCCGGCGCAAGGTCAATCAGCCTTTGGTATTCCTCTTTTGTTGGTGTCCCGTTCTGCCCAACTCCGCCGCGCCCCTCATCTACAAACCCCTGCAAAAACAGCCATTTACCGATGACGTTGGCGCGCCCTGTCGCCGAAAGCGCGGCAGAAAAGCCCGAAATAATGCCAGCGGCATCAAACGCCGAAGCCGTTACAGCATCACCGCCCCATTTTGTGTAAACGCCGATGCCCTCGTAATCGCAATAATTGAGCCATTTTGCGCTCATGTCAGCGCCAAGCGCGAGATGGCTAAATGTCGCCGCCGTGCGCAGATTCGCCGCCCGCAATGCGGACACGGCTTGCGCGTAACTCTGCGGCGATTCAATCTCAAGTTCCGGGTCGCCATACACATACGCGCCCGCAAGCGCGGGGTGAGATGCGATGCGCTTCGTCCATGCCGTAAATGCCGTGTCCCATCTTCCTGTTCCGCGCCCTTTAACATATCGGCTAACGTCAAGCCACACCTTCATCCCGTATTCATTGGCGGTGTCCAATTTGCGTTGGTCTGCCTGCGGGTTGAACATATCGCACGGCTCAATTACATCGGTAAAGTTGAGCCGGTCAGCCAGCGCGCGGGATTCGTCAGAAAAGCCGAAGGAGTGGAGTATTGTTTTCATGGCGTTTTATGAAATCAACCCAAGCGCGCGCAATGCGTTATAAACCCGTTGCAGCATGTCGCGTTCATTTGTGCCATACGTTGCCGCCGCAGTTGCCGCGCCGCCTGTTTGCTGAACGACTGGCGTTGCCCCAAAAAAGCCGATTTTTTGGGTTGTCGCCGTGCCGATTTTTGTCCCGGTTGTTGTCCCCATGACGATATTTGTGGCATCCGCAAATGAGGTTTGCGCGGCGGGCGTCAAGGCGATATTGCCGGATGTATCCAGCTCAACACGAGTGGACGTTGCCATTTTTAACCGAAATGGCACTAAGGCAGATGTGCCCGTTATAACCGTGTCCACGTGTGTTTCCGTGCTGTTGGCTTCCACACGCAGGGCGGTAGCGTTGTCGGCATCGGGGAGATTCATCAAACGAAGGTTGGATGACCCCCCCGACCCTGCCGGAATGACCCCGACAGATGTGACACCGCTAATGCTACTTTGAAATAGTATGCGGTTGCTGATTGGTGAACTCGCAAATAACCCCGTTATCCTTCGCGCGTTTCCATTTATCGTTAATCCGCCGTCCAGCGTCACCGTGCCGCCGCTCTCGCTCAAAACCGAATCCGTCAGGGCGTTTGTTCCACTGGATTTTGGCAATTTGCCGCTTGTAAGCGACCCGGATACGCCATTCGCCAATGCCGCCGCAAGCGGCCCGTAAGTCACGCCGCCCGCGCGGATAAACAGCCCATTAGACGTCACCCACATTTGCCCGTCTTCCGGGCTTGTTGGCGCGCCGGACGACACGGCGATTTTAAGGTGTCCCGTTCTGTTCCAGCCCATCCCCGTATTCGCTGGCAAAACAACATCCGAAAATGTTGCGTTGCCCGTGAAATTAAGGTCGCCATTTATTCCGCCCTCGCCCGGATCAAGTGTAATCCGCGGCGCATGTATTGACACCCCGCCGAACGTGGTGTAAAACTCATCGGCTGAATACACGTCAATGTATGGATAGTCTGAACTCTCCGCGCCGGGCAAATACCCTTTTAGCGCGCGTAACATCAACCGCGCCTGTCCGTCTATGGAATGCGCCTGTGCTGTTGTCTTGTTGCCCTCAAGAATGACACCGCGTTTTTGGTAATAGCCCTCTGTTATTCCGCTCTCGCGCACCACACCGCCCTCGCTTAATGTTGTGGTTGTGCCGTCCGGCTCTGCTGACACAATTTTTCCCGAAAATGTTGACACACCGTTTTCAGGTGTCGCAGTAAAACCGCCTGCATCTGAGCGAAGCCGTGTCGCGCTTCCGTCACCGTCTTCCAGCACGACTTGATCGCCTGTTTTTGCCACATGAAGCGGCGCGGCTGGCACTGTTCCGATGCCAAGATTCCCATCCGCAAAAAAGACGTTGCGCCCAACCGAGACCATCGCCTTGCCGAACCCGTCAGGGTCAGACGCGGCAATTTCCAGTAGCGAGCCATACGCGCGAATGAACGCAGCCCCCCGGTCTTTGCCAAGAAATGCGATGGTGTTTTTGAAAATCGCGGCGGCGTTCTCGTGCCAGTCTTCGGCGTTCACGCTGCGCGTTTTATCATCGCGCCCGGCACGGAGAAGCGATGCCCCCAACTCGCCTTTGTTGTTGAATTTCGCCATCTTCTCCGCGCCAAAAATCTGATCACCCCGGTGTGTGGCGGCGGCAAGCGTTTCCGTTACCACATTGACATTTTGAACCGCGCCGCCGCTTTCTTCTCCTGTCGTTTGCTCCAGAACCGTTGTGGTAACGGTCTGTCTGTCGTCCAGATGTGGCGAGATTATCGCCGCAACTTTTCCCGCTCTCGTGTAACGTCTTTTTATCATGCTCCTTCCTCTACGCCTGCGGCATCAAATAACGCGCCGCCCTTGCTTGGCGAGCGCATATCAAGCTGCCCCGTTTCTGCGATATAGACAGCGGTTTCAAGATAAAACGGCGGCGCGTCCATTGCGCTTTCGTATTGCACAAACTTTCCCATCGGCGGCGGCAACAAGGGCATCGGCTTTCCTTCCGGCGACACAAGAGACCCATCCCGCTTGCAAATGATGGGCGCAACCGGAACACGCAATGGGCGCGATTCTGTTATTCTGCTACCGTTGCGGTCTACCAGCATCGTGCCGTCTTGCTTTACTGAAATGACAAGCCTTTGCCACAAGTCAAACGCCGCAACGTATGAGTTGCCCGCCGCGTCACCGAGTTTTAACAGCGCGTCTATTTCGTCTTGTATTGACCGCTCCCCGTTTCGGTATGGGACTGTGTATCGCCCAGATTCAACCTCTACAACACAATCGCGCACCCATTGCGATTGCGCCGCCATCGCTATCATCTGGTCGGTGGTCTGCCGCCTGCCGGATACCTTGAACCAGATTTGCGCGCCGCCAGCGTTATCAAGCGCGGGGATGCAATGCCGCCACACCGCGCCCGGTTCGTCATAAACAAGGCTTGCCCCGCGCATGGTAAACGACCCTGCTAAATACGGCTTGCTGGTGGCTGTGTATGACATTTCAGTTGAGCCGTCCAAAATGTAATAACCCTTGCGCAAATACTGCCCTTGCGCCCCCGTTGGCGGGTCGGTGCGATAAATTACAAACCACAACGCTTGCGCGCTTGATGCCATGACTTGCGCCGGGTTTCCATTCGCATCCACAAAATTCTTGAATGTAATCTGGCTTGGACTGGTCTGTATGATGTCTTGCGCGTTGATGTATGCCTTGCCTAGAGACTGTCCCGGCAGCGAGATATAAACGCGGTTGCTTTGCGCCAGCGCGTTGCTCCCGCGCGCGATGTCGTAATATCCCACCGCCACCTTGTCAACATTTGTAATTGTGGCAAGGTCGCCATATTGCACACTCTGACCGTCTGGCGAAAATGCAAACCTTATCCCGTCACCGATGGCAAACCATTTTGGAGATGGCTCTATATTGTGCTGTCCGCCCCGCCCGTAATTACTGTTGTATCCGCCGATGCGTGTAATAAAAACGCGCGTGCTTGTATCCGGCAAGTCTTGATGCGGATTGGCGGGCGTGGTGTAAAGCGTTTCGCGCAGACGGTGACAGTCCGCCACGTGGGCAAGCGCATCGCTAAATATCTCGCAACAAATCCGATATGTCGGCGTTCCGTCCGCCTGCGTGCTGGCATCCGGCAACCGCTCCGGCATGTCCACCCATTTTGCAACCCGAACGGTTAATTCGTCAACCAAGAATTGCTGGAATGACAGTGACCCGCCCAGCGTGATGGTTGGATCACCCGGAAGACAAAACCGGGTGGCAACCTTGCGCAACCCCGAACCTTCGCCAAACCACTGTTGATACATCGGTTGCGGAGTGTAAACGTGTCGGCTGGATTCGTCCTTGTAAAACTCAAGTGACATCAAATGCCAGAACCCGGCGCACGCCAGCGTTGCACCGGCTTCGCCTTCGCGCCGCTCACTGCCAGAAAATGGCAGCGACATTTTTTGCAGTGTGTCGGCGATTCGCTGCGCCGCTTCTTCTGCGGTCAGTTTCCCGCCAGACAAAAGCCCTTGTATGCGCCCGTATTTCTCAACACTGGCGGAATCCTCAGCCCATCCGCTCATCGTGCGCGCGCCGGATGTCTCATTGCTGCTGTTCACCTTGTAATAGACAATAGCCGCGCTGTTCGTCATGCCCTGCATAGAAAAGGCGTGCTCGGTTTGACCATCGGCGATTTTTACCTCAAACGCCGCCCCGCGCCACACCACGCCGCCCTTTTCATCGCGCACTTCAACGCCTTTTCCTATTTTTTGCGCCAGCATTTGAAGGGCGGAAATAGCCCCGCGCGCGGTTATTTCAGCGCGCGAGCATCCACCCTCTGCGGCGTATTCAAGGACGCGCACATTAAATTCCAGCGGCAAGGGGTTGTCATACACAAACCCTGCATCATCGCCCGCGTTGCGCGCATTGAAGAATAAAACATCCATTAAATGCTTCTCCTGCGCGCGACATACGCCGCCTTTAATTTGAACGCGCTGGCAGCCGCCGCCGAACCGTCAGACATTTCAACCAAAGCGCACAGGGAGTAAGACTTGGCGGGCAGCATGGACACCGGCTTGCCTACCCGGTTTACGCTGTCTGGAATGAGCGCGGATGGGTTGCCATACGCATCCATGTTTGCTACGATGGCATCCCCGCCAGATACAAGTCCCAACGCCTGCGCCGCAATGTCGCCGCGATAGCCGCCAACGACAACGGCTTGGTTGTATCCGGGCGGAGTGGCGCAATACAACTCAGCCCACAAATCACACGGGAATAGATACAACTCTCCAGCCATTAGCGTCCGCGTGGTCGTTCCATAATTGCGAACTTTCAGCGTAATAGTTGGATTGACACCCGGCAACGCTCCGAGACGCGAAACGGGCAAACGCATCACCCGTCCCCGACTGGCGATGGCGTGCCCGTATTCAAACGATGCCCATGTCGCGCCATCATCAAGCGAAAATTCCATGTCGGACGCTGCCCATCGCGCGTTTGTCGCGCCGGTGGCGTTTGTGCGCAAAATCGGGCGCACATCGCCGGTTACAAATGCCGATAAATCAATCGTGCCGCTGGCTATCAGGGTTGTAACGCGGTTGCCGGGGCATGATGTATCGCCCCACGTCATCGCCTGCGGGGATACGCTTGCGCTTTGCTGCCCGCCGATAAACACCCGCCCTATGCTTTTGTTACTGGTTCTATTCCAAACCGTCAATTCAACAAAGCCAGCGCTATCTCCTGCGTTTGTTGATGGTGTCGCAAGAGTGGCGGTGCATCCACTGCCGGAGTTGGTCATGTCCAGCCCAAGCCCATATTCTGACGGCGGGGGTGAGCCGATGTGGGCGAGGTTGACAATCACGCCGCTGGCGCGTTGAAATGCGGACGCGCGCTCAAATTCAATTGTATAGCTTGCGCGTCCATTGAAATCGCCCCGGTCAAAGTGATACGCGCGCGGAATAACCGCGCCAGATGTCACGCGGGCATACCAGTAAACATCGTCTGGCTCATCCTTGTAGCCAACGCGGAGATAGACCGCCGTCATGCCGGGGTCTGCGGCAATGGCTCTTTGACCATCATTTGGCTGTATTTCACCAAACCACTGTGTTAATGCCTGCGCGTTTGCGCGCCCGGCGGCAGTTGTCTCAATCCCCTCTGTTTCAACAATTTCACGCACCCCGGCATCGCGCACGCTGCCGCCCGGCTTGTAACCACTCTCTGAAATCTTTACGGTAACGGAATCGGTCTGAATACCTTTGAAATATCGGCAAAACGAAAAGGTTGTGGATGTTCGGTTTGGCATTAGTAGCCGTCCTTTAGCCGCTGGATGACATCCTGAATCAACTGTTCGCGGATGCCCGTTGTCCCCTGCATAAATGCGTCACGAATGCGCCATGAATCTTGACGCGCTCCGTCCGCAATAACGCGCGACAAGTCAGCGCCAGCGGCGTTCCACATCGCCAAATGCTCCGGTGAGCGCATGTATCCATACGCGGGCATAACCGCGTCTTGCATGGCGGTGCTGATGGCGGATGAGCTTTCGGTTATGCCCTTTACGATGCCGGTCTTGATGGGGTCGCCAACATTGACGCGCGCGGCTTGCTCCATCGCGGGCTTTATGCTGGCGTAATAATCGTTTAACTTTTCGGCTGGCAACCCGTCATTGTCGCGCTTGTCGTGATGTTCCACCAATCCCCTGCCCTGCTTGCCATCCGCAAAATCCGGCATCGGCTTAAACTCTGTTACTGTTGTCCAGTAGCCTTCTTTAACACGCTTCCATCGCGCAAGATTTTCTTCATCTTTCTTAATTTGCGCTTCTATTTGCAAACGTTCTGCTTCCATCTTCGCTGGCGTTTGGTCGGCTGGCCATGATTTTGTAGCATTCCAAGTTGTAACCGCGCCGGTGTTTCGCTCCAGACGCTTTTTATCTTCCTCAATCTTTGCTACCGCCTTGGCATATTCCGTAGCGCCTTCCTGCGTCCCCTTTACAAATACCTGGACTTGGCGCACCTGATCCGAGAAAAACGGAATAATTCCACCGTCTTTTCCTGTGGCTTTTATAACTTCGAAGTAGTCCTTTACGCTTTGCGCCAGTTTGTTGTCCACCATCTTGGGGGCAAGCGCGATGACCTGTTGAAGCGCGGATACGTAATTGAGCGTTCCGTCCGCAGCTTGTTGTTCAATTTCAACCAACTGCTTCCAGTTTGAAGTAGTGGCCGCTGCTCCGATGGCTTCCCCCAGCAATTCTGCGCCCAATTTATCGGGTGTGGTTTTGCCGGTTATGAGCTGCCCTGCCATTTCAACCTTGCTGCGCGGGGTGGCGGCTTCCGGCAATGGCTTGCCCAGCGAATTAAACAGCGCGTCCACCCGCTCCTTTAACTTGCCGAGTTTGTCCTCTCCAGCGGCGGCAATGTAAGTCATCCGGTTGTCTACTCGCGCGGTGGAATCTTCCCACGCAGCCGCCCAGTCACCCATGTCATTTTTTGGCAATGCTGACGTTGCCGCCGACACGCGCTCAGCCCCTTCTGCGTACGCATCCGCCCAACCCATTGCGCTTCTTGCGCTGTCCTCCTGACTTCTTCCGTATGCCACAAGATCAGCCGACAACATGCGCATGTTAGCCCGAAAAGCTTCAACCCCTGGGCGGGCGGTTTTTATTTCGTCAAATAAATACCCGAACCCCTTGAGCGCATGGTTAGCCTGATCGGAAAGATCGGCGAGCACCGGTATCAATTCCACGCCAATGGTCTGCTTCAACCCGCGCATGGAATCGTCCAAGTTGTCCTCTGCCTCTTTTAGCCGTATGGCGGCTTTTTCGGCTTCGGCGGTGGGCACAAGCGAGGCATCAACCGCGCCCATCATCTCGCGCACCCCATCACGCCCTTTTTCAAGAATCGGCAATAACTCGTAAAGCCCCAGCCGTTTTGCCAGCGCGGTTCTTTCCGCCCCCTCGCCCATCCTCACAAGCGCATCGGCGGTGTCCATTAATATGTCGGTCATGCCGCGCGACTTTCCGCCCGCGTCCTCAAGCGAAACGCCCAGCGCCTCAAACGCGGCTTTTGCCGCGCCGCCTTTTATATTAAAGCCGTCAAGCGCAAGCTGCCCGCGCCCAATGTTGTTTTGAAATGTTTCAAGTGCAGACCCAACCTCTTGATAACTCACCCCGATGCCGCGCGCCGAAATACTCGCATCGTCCGCAGCTTCGGCGAACCGCGTAAATTCTTCGCCAGCCATGCCCACGCGCTGCGATAGATTAGTGATCTGGGCGATGTTGTCGGCGGTTGTGTTGCCAAGATCAATAACGGATTTGGCGACTGCGGCGATACTGGCAACGCCCAGCCCGCCAGTCAGCAGGTTGGCAATGCCGCCCATGTTAAAGATGCCGCTCAGTTCTCCAAACAGCCCTCCAACGGCATCCTTCATCCCGCCCAGCCCGCCGGACTGCCCACCGGCTTCTTGCAGTTCGCGCAAGGACAAAGCCTCTTTCTGGATTGAAATCGCCATGCGATCCAGCGCGGCTTGTCTCTCTACGGCTTGCACGTTTGCCACGCCGTTTTTTGCAATCCATTCTTGAAGTTCGGCGGACGCTTCAACATAACGCGCCGCAAGCGCGGCAAGAGATGATTCTTTGGCTCTAAGAATGGTGGTTTCGTTTACCGAAGCGGCAACCGTTGAGGATATGCGCTGTGCAAGTTCGGTTTGCTGGTATCCCATTCCCTGCGTTGATGCCGCCGCGCCCTCAAGCCCATCGCGCACATCGCGCAACCCTGCTATGGCTTGTTGCGCCCCCTCAATGGCTATCCGCGCTGTAAGCGCTGCAATTTCTGGCATTAGACATCTGCTCCCGTGACTAATTTGACATCGCCGCCGCCGCCAGTAGATCGCGCGTAGTTATTCAACTCTCCAGTCAGCTTGTGTTCTTCGTTTATCATTTGCATAACTCGGCTGGCAAGCATGATTTGTTTTCGCGCCTCTGCTATCCACGCGGGCGGATGGTCTAACCACCATTCCGGCGCGAGGTGATACTTCTCAGACAATGCGAGCAACTCCCCGATAGAGGGCTGCCCGGCTATGTATTCATCATCGCCACCGCCGCGCCTGTTTCTGACGTAGTCGCGCGCGGCGGCTTCCACTTCGCTTTTGGGAATGCCGCCATGTCGCGGTAAATTGCGGTTGCTATCTCATCCCAAACCGCCACAGCGCTAAACGGCAAGCGGGCCATTTCTTCAACTGTCGGCGCAACAGGCTTGCCGTCCAACAGCAAATCCCACTCTTTAACAGCTTTGGCGATAAGCTGCAAGTTTGTCAGATTTCCAACCTCAGCCAGCGTTACAGCCGTTGGGTCGTATGCGATGGTCAAGGTGTCGTCCACCAGCTTGATCACCCGCGACTTTTCAAGAAGATTACGCAAGTCCACTTTGCGCCTCGTCTTTAATTCTTTGCTCAAGCTCCACAATCTTTGCGTTGATGGCTTTTAGCCCAGCGTTCCACGCCTCGTTCTTTGCGTAACGCTCCGCGTGAATTGCTTCTGCCTGCGCCCGAAGTGTTGCCAGCTCATCGGCGGCTGTCTTCTTTTGTTGTTTTGCCATGTTGTTCCTTACAGGGCGGCGATACTGTTCACAACTGTAATTTTGTAAGGCGCGCCGTTCATGTTGCTGTCGGCAATACCTTCATAGGTCAAGTCCATCGCCATCACGCCATCTTGCGATTTTGGCTCTGGGGTGTTGGAGATATACCCAGCGCAGTCCAGTGTCAAGGATGCCGTGCCAACTGTTGCCGTGTAGCGCATGAACAACACATCGCCGTTTCGGGCGTTGGCGTAATAAGCGGCGTTAGTGTTGGACAGTTCCAGCGTAACGCCGGGAGAAATCTTCGGCGCGTCTTCCACAACATCAACAAAGTTGCTTGTGCCGTTGCTCATCCACACCGGTTTAATCTTGCCTTCAATGCCAAACTTGAAAGACGCAAACGGGACGGCTGTCGCGCCGGTCAACCCGGCATAGGTTGTAGCGATTTTGAGCGTTTGATGAGGGCGGTAAACCCCCACGATGGGCAATGTCGCCGAGACGGTGTCCATCGTTCCGGTGGCTGTCCACAATTCAGCAGAAGACGGCTTTTGTCCAAACATTTTTGCTGTAAAGTTTGCGCCGGTTGCATCCGCCGTCATCACCCAGTCGCTAAACGTGCCGCCCACCATCTTAAACACAGGCTGCCCGGTTGATCCAACCTGCGCCGTGTATTGCGCGATACTATCCGCGCTGGTTGGGTTTGATGTGAACACCCACGTATACGGGCCCGCGCCGGTGGGGGTGGCGTTCTTTATCAGCCCGCACAGTGGGTAAATCACCTCGGCAAGGTTGAGCTGCCCGGACAAGGACGCAACGCCCCACACCTTGTTCACGCCGCCGGTGGTGTTGTATTTGTTCCCGCCAGGGCGAAACGTCTTTGTTTCCACCGATTGCGCCGGGGCGATGGTCATCCCCGTAATCGCTTTCGCGGCGGTTACGCCCGTGCCCGGCGTGGTCTCTTTGCCAATTTGAAAACCGTAATAAACGGCTGCATTTGCCATGTTTTAACTCCCCGCGAGATTGAGGCGATACACCCCGCCCGCGTGATTGAATCGTGTGTCTTTCTCTGTTGTCGTGTAGCTGACGGGTTTTGCCCGCGATGCGGCGATAGCCCGCCCCTGCGCCGTGTCTTTTGCGTCATGCATTGCGGCATCTATCGCGTCAGCGATGGCATTGGCTTCGTTGAACGACATTCCGCGCGTAACGGCGCGGATGGTGTAATCGGCATTGACTTGCACCCGCGCCGCGCCTATAAACGCCACATCGCCAACCGGCTCGGCTTCGTAAACAATTAGCGGCTCTGCCGCGTCTTCCGGCGCGAGACTGCGAAAAATCCGACTTCCACAAGCGGCTTGTATCTCGGCGTTTGCCGCCAGCCTGCCGTAAATCCATTCGTCCATCAAAGCCAGCTCGTTCATATCTTTTGCACCGCCAGCCTTTTAGCCGTAATCCATGTGTGCGGCTTCTCGCCGGTAATGGTGTAAGTCGCGCCCCCGTAGATCACCCGGTCTTTGACAGTCGCGTCAGCATCCCAAGCCAGCGTCAAGATCGTTTCGGTGACTGACCGCAAAACGCCGTCAGCGTTGCGCTGCGTCTGTGTCACCGGCGCAAATCGGCACGGCTGCGAGGTCAAATGCGCCGCCCATTGCTCGGTTGAGCCGCCCTTGCCATCAGGGGCGCGGGTCAGGCGCAGAATGTCGCAGGTGTCCACCAGCGTTTTAGCCTGCTCGGCTCGCATGTGAGCCAGTTGCGCGTCACTTAACATTGAACAGACTCCCGGCGCGTTCTCTGAATCTTGGCTCGGCTCGTATTACCTCTGGCGAGAGAAACGGACGCGCTGCCATGTAGCGCGTCCCAATTTCAAGATACGCTCCGTATTCCTGCCCCACTATCACCAAACGCTCGGCTTCCGCCGGTTTGTCTATGGTGATGCTATTCTTCAATGCGCCAGTGACAACCGCCGGGGCTTCTCCGGCGGCGCTCGCTTGGTGTTGCCCGTAAAACCGCCCCGATTTTTGCCCAGACATGGCGATCTGCGCCCCGTTTCTTATCGTCTGCGCGGTTTCCTCGCACAAGTCATCCGCGCGCTGCGCCAGCTCTCCGATGATCTGGTTAAGGGCGAAAATGTTCAGGTCATAAGCCGGGATGCTCATTCGTCACCTCGCGCTATTTTTATCGTCTTAACCCTCTGCCGCCCCCGATATTGGGCAATGCTTGATTGCAATGCGGCGGACTGCCCGCCGCGATTGACGCTCAGCCCGTCCACGCTGAAATCAAACGCATCCCCGATTTTTTGCAGCTTCATCTCCAGTAAATCGGCGGCAACGGCGGCGAGGTCGTAAACCCTGCCCGTCAAATACACCGGCGCGTATTGGGTTGCGGCGAAATGCCACGCCCCAATTACGCGCTCGGCGCTTGACGGAGTAAGAACGGCGAAGCCTGACCCTTGTAATACCTCGCCCTGCTCCCACGCTCCGTAAGGCGCAAAGTAATCAAGATAGACCGCCGCGCCGCCGGGCGCAATCGTTTCCGCCGCGCGCAACTCAATCATGCGAACATCATCGCGCCGCGCATCTAACGCGGCTTGAAGGTCGTCATCGTCAAACGCATACGGGGCGGATTTGTCGCCTATCATGCGTCTAACTTCTGCGATAAGCTCAATGATGGTTGCTCTGGCAGCCATGTTATTTGCCCTTTTTTGTCTTCGTTTCCACCGTCTCTCCCGCCTCTTTTGTCCCGGCGGGTGGATCGGCTGGGGCGTATTCTTCGGGATACCAGCGCAAGAGTTCGGCGGCTTTTTCGTCCGTCACTTCCCACTTCACGCCGGTTTGCAAGTTTTTAATCCACGTCATGATTAGGATAAGGGCGGGGCTGTTAACCCCGCCTGTTCTTTACAGCGTGCCCTTGCTGGCGGTGATAACGCCCAGCGCGTCAGGGCGCACCACTTTCGCGCCATACAACGCCAAGCCCTTCATGGCATCGGCAAACCGCTTTTCGGGGCGGTAAGCCTCTACCTGATTGATTTGCAGGGCAAGAGAAATCGCCATCGGATGACCGAACATCACCTTGTATTTCGCGCCTGACGTGTTGCTCACGTTGTTTGAAGTCAGCACGCTAAACCCGCCCACCTGCCGGATTTGCCCGTTCAGCAAGCGGGTGTCCTGCGTAGGCGTGCCAAACTTGACAAAGCGATCATCTTTCAGCAACAACCCTTCACACCAAGCCGGAAGAATAATCCAGCGCTGCCCGTCATCCGGTACGTTGGCTTCGTCCAGTTTTGTTTTTGCGTCCACGATCATGTTGTAGGCAACCGCGTCAGACCCGCCCAGCCCTACCACTTTCGGCGTGGTGTCATCGCCAATCAGGTTTGCGCTCGCCGCGCCGGTGTAGAGGCTGGCGACATGCAGATCAATCGTATTGTTAAGCGCGTAAGCCGCCTCGCGCATTGCCGCGTCCATCACCTTTGGCGTTTGCTGGGCTTTGTCCACATCGTCAACCTGAAAGTTGAAAAACTTTGACTGGTTGATAACCAGTGTAGTTTGTCCATCGGTCAACGTTTCAGGGCTGGCGATGTCGGTATTCTTGGTGTAATCGCCAACAGTCACGCGCCCGATGCTGTTGATTTTGACCGTGTCACCGTAGGCGAGAATTTGCCCTTCGTAATCACGATTTACGATGCCCGGCTGCGCGTAGCGCAAAACCTTGTCCAGGTTGGTGAGCAGACGCGCCCCCCAAACTGTGGGAATAAAACTATTAAGTGACATTCTTCTCCTTTGGGCTATTGCCCGTTTTGCAATGCTCTTTGGACTTCATCCCATCGCACGTTAATTTCCGCCTGCGTCATGCTTTTAATGTCAGCAGCCGTAAGCGTATTGACTGGCTGACGTTGCGGGTTTGTGGGCGGCACCGCTGGCGTATTCGGCGCTGTTGGCGCTTTTAGCCATGTCCGGGTTGCCAGCAACGCTTTAAGTTCGTTGTCAACGCTTTGGGTGGACAATGCGCCGTCCTCGTAAACGATGTGACTCCTGTCCATTAGCGCAAACGCAGCGTCTTCGTCCACGATTCCAAGCCGCCGCGCCGCGCGTTCAACCACGAGACGCAGTTCCATCTCTTTTGCCTTTCCAGTTGCCGCCGTGTTGCTCTCTTCCAGTTCTTTGATGCGGTTTGCCCGCTTTTCGTCATCGCTGAGTTTTGCATCCTCAAACGCTTTCAACTTTTCAGAGAGTTCTTTCTCTTTTATCCGCCTAGCGGCGTTTTCGCTCCGCAGCGATTTAATCAAGTCCGTTTCCGCAGCATTGACGACTGACGCGCCCTGCGCGTCTTTCGCGTCCGGCTGCTGTGTGCCGGTTTGGTCGCCCGTCACGGGCGCGGAGTTGGTAGATGCCTGACCTTCCATTCCTGTTTACCTCAGTTAAAACAAAACGCGCCGCTTTTAACACAGATTTCTCTGTGCCAAAAGCGGCGCGTCATGCTCCGATTTTGCTTCGCCAACGGGCACGCCTAGTGACCTATGGCGGGACGTTTGTTCTTTTGTTGTGCGTGATTATACGCCCGGTTTTATTGAAATGTCAACTATTAATTAGGTTCTCGGTTGCAACTTTTTTTGTTTTACAACTTTCGCCCTATCGCGCAGCCTATTTCTGATTTGTTTGCATTGCCTAGAATTGGCTCTCCAATCCGTTTCTTTATCTCCGCGCACAGTTGCCCCAGCCGCGCCAGTCTGTCGCGCAAGAATTGCATTTCATCTTCCAACATTTTAACGGCTTCGCTGTCACTCATGCGTCCCCCGTCAACTTGTAAAGTGGCGTGGGCTGATAGGTATCCCCCCACGTGTCGTTTCTGGTAAGAGTGGCAAATTTTCGCAACGGAACACGTCCCGTCTTCCACACCTGCGCCGCGCCATGCCCAAACACCTGATTTAACTGCTGGTCGCTTAGAGTTCTTAGCCACTTTTCAGAGTTTGGCATCCGGCGCAAAATGTCATCCGCATTCATGCCGGGCGTGATGTAAAGCGCGGAACACCGCCCGTTGGGGTGATCGCTAAAGTCCTCATCCATCGGATGGATTGTCCCGTTCATGGCGATACACGCGGCGCACGTCTCAGTTGATAACGCGGCGCACCACACCCAGCCGCTTATTACGCGCGGATTGTTTCGCGCCGTCTCATGCGATGAAACCCTAAACGCCCTCAGCATCTCGGTTCTGGCGATGGTAGTCGCGCGCGCCAGCCCCGTTGCCGTTGCTTTGTGCGCCATTTGCGCGATAACACGCGGAGACTTGCCCGCCGTGATGCCATACGCTAACACGCGCTCCCACTCCGCGCGCGCCGCCGCGCCAATTCCGTCAAATAACTTTGCCAGCGGCGAACCATCCGCCGCCATGCCCGCCAAAGTCTCCACCGCGTGACGCGGCAAGGGAGTTAGCGCGCCGCCGGCCATTTTCCAACCAAGCCCGGTTACATCCGGGATGTAGGCTTGCCCCATTTCAAACCCAAATCGCTGCAACTCTCTGGCGGTTATCCCGGCGCGGTTCGCCCATATTTGTATCTCGCGCTCAACTTGACGCATAAGGTCGCGGTATCTGGTCAGCCTGTAAAGCCATGCCGGGCTTGCGTCCTCTCCCTTTTCCTCAATCATGGCAAGCATTTCATCCAGGACGACTTTTAACGACTTCCACACGCCGACATACTCGCGCGTCAGGCGCAAAACCGCCGCGCGCTCACGTTTCAACAACGCAGCGCGATACCGCGAAACCACTTGCATCAAGTCGCTGTTGTTCATTTAGTTTGTCGCCGGATCATCAGGGCTGGGCGGCGCGTTCTCCATCGCCTTTAGCAATGCGTCTGCCGCGCTTGTGCTGTTCTCGGCTATTCGTTGCCGCACCTGCTCCCAGTCATAACCAAGCCGGGTTGCCACCGTCTGCTTGTCTACGATGCCCATCGCCAAATCGTCAGAATAAATCTGGCGTTTTTCAATGTCATTTTGCGGCATCGGGTCGCCCCATAGCACTTCAACCTTGCGCCCGACAAACCCGCCCATTTCCAAAAGATGCTCCCCAAGCGATTCAAGCATGGGTTCATACAGCATCCGTTTTGTTAATGTCAGCTCCATCAGCGGGGCATACAAAATTTGCAACGCTACGCCCGCAACCGCGCCGATGGTGTCCAGCTTGCCGATGCTCACCGGCGGTATGCGCGATAACATGAATAAAATATCGCTCAGCTTGTCAGACAGCGAAAGGCTGCCCGCGATGTCGCCGTGCGCCTCAAGTAAATTTAACGTTCCCCCTTGTGGCAAAATAATTGTTTCATCCGGCGCGGCGCTTATCTTATCGCCTTGAAACCCACTTCCCACTGTCTTGGGGTACGCGTGAAATCGGTTTATGCGTCCGGTGTTGGAGAGAATGTAGTGAATCCTTTCTATCAGGTGCAAAATGTCCGGCTCTAGGTCGCTCATGCCAAAAAATGCGTTTGGCGCTGGAAGGTTTTGGCATTCAAGAATTGGCGCCCACGCATACGGCCAGCGGATTGTTTCGCCAATTTGAACGAACCCGCCGCCAACGCTGGAATCGTAATCTTTTATGTTCCATATTCCCGCCTCATCTTTTTCAATAATCTGGCGGCGCACGATGGGTTTTGCGGTGCGCGGGTCAATCGCGTTAAACTGTATGCGGTAGCGCAACACCTCAAATATGTCTTCAGGGTCGGTGGTCACGGTCACGCTGTTTGTATCCAGCAAAATGATGCGCGGGTATTTCTGCCCCGGCTTTGCGCCGTTTAGTTTGATGAATGTATGCCCGGCAATGCCGCCAGTCGTGGCGGCATTCATCAAAAGCGAAGAGAACCGATTGTATTTCAAGCATTCATCGAGCCATGCCCTGCCAGAGTTTGCCTCGCCATCCTTGCCGTCCTCTATGTCCAGCTTCGCGCCTTTGCCAACCAAAAATGACGCGCTTTTATCCACGATCACGCGGGCGAAGTTTGGCATCGCGTTATCGTCCGGCTTTCCATGTTCTGTTTTGAGCGGCTTTGTATATCCGGCGTAATACGCCTTTGACGCTTTGCCAATGCGCTGCATCCGCACAATTTCATCTTGCGCCGCCATTTCTGCTATATGCTGCTGTGTGTTAAAAGTTTGCATTTTTACCTCACCAAATACCCGGCGCGTATTCAACCTTTCCATTTGCGTTAGAGATTAAATACGCATAACCACCACTTACCGCGTCCACTTGATCGTCATGCTCGCCGTTAGGGAATACGTCCATTTCGTCCACAAACGCGGCGCTCCACTCTCCCCAAAGTATGCGAATCACCCCGTCTTGCAACCGGCTGCCCCACACAGACGCGCGCATTTCCTTATTGCCTTCCGGCTTGTCTGGCAGCACGAGGCGCGAACGCATGAGCGGGTCGCTTTTTACGTCCTGAAAATAGCCGAGTTGTGTGCCGTTGGCTTCAATCAACACAACCACGTCCTGCCCGTCATCCTGAGAAGTTTGGACAATCTGCGCTTTTGTCTGCGTCCATCGTCCGCGCAAGCGTTTAATGTGAAGAATATAAATACGCCCATCTTCGCCCATCCCCATTTTTGCGCCAGCCACGAAATCCGCGCCGTCTCTCTCGCTGAATGCCAAATCCCAACGGCGACACACGCGAACCATGCGCGGCAATTCGTCCGCGCTTATGCGTTTAAGCAGATTGGTATTGAGAATTGCGCCCTCTCGCGGTCTTGGGCGTTGCTGATAAAGAGATGCCCATACTTGCGCCCCCTGCGCTCGCGTCTTTTCCAGCTCCTCAACGGTGTATTTATTTGCCCAAAGCGCATCACCAATCTGGCGCGGGTCATCCGCCCCCATCGGCTCTTCGGCGATGGCCGGAAAGCTGACAACGCGCCATTGGTCGGCGGCGGGGTCTTGCTTTGCTTGCTTAAGAAGCCTGCCCGCCAAATCGTCCTCATGCCAGCGCGTCATCGTGAGCAAGATTCGCGCGTCTTTCTCGCGGCGGGTGTAAAACGTGGTGGTATACCATTCCCAATGCGCATCCCGAATTGTTTTACTGGCGGCTTCTTGCGCGTTTTTAACGGGGTCGTCAATAATGCCAAAGTCAAACCCCATCCCCGTAATGCCGCCCCCCACGCCCGCGCTTCGGTATGAGCCGCGATGCCCAACCACCTCAAACATGTCAGAGTTGCGAAGATAACCGCCGCGCGCATTTGTTTTTACATTAGACGAGTTTAGCTGCGTGTCTGGGAAAAGCGCGGCATATTCGGGTGAATCCATGATCCGCTGGGTGTCGCGGTTGTTTCGGCTGGCAAGGTCATCGCTGTACGACGTGGCGATAATCTGCGCGTTGGGATTCCTGCCCAAAACGTAGGCGGGCAGACGGCGCGAGACCAGCTCCGTTTTACCGTGTCGCGGTGGCATGAACACCATCAGGCGCATAATCTCCCCCGATACAAGCCTATCCAGCGCATCGCCGAGTATGCGGTGATGCCAGTTCGCCTCGTAGTCCGGTTTGGTGTAAAGAGTGAAGTCAAGAATCCCCCGCCGCGCCCTGCGCCGCGCTAGTAATTCTTGCGCTGCCTGCGCCGCTGATAATCCTCTCAAGCTGCTCATCTGTTATATCTTGTGTCGTTTGCACCTTGACCGCCCCGCCGTCTTTGCCGGTGAGTTCAGTGCGCACCTTTTGCACTAGCGAAAACTCATCTGGGTGCATCCTCTCCAAAAGCCAGGCGGCAGCCACCCACTCAATCTCCGCATGCTTGTAAATCATATTGAGGAGTTTGCGTTTTCTGCGTGGTATCGCCCCTTTTATGGACTGCGTGAACTGCACATAAGGCTCGGCGTTTGGGTCGCTTTTTGCGTCCTTTGCCCCCCTGCGTTTTAGTTCAGCGTCCCCCTTTCGTCGCCAAGTGTAAAACGAGGTTTCGCTAATGCCCACCAGAGAGCAGGCGTCAGCGAACGTCAGACCAGTTGAAATGGCCTTGCTTATTTCTTCTGTCAATTCGGGCGTGCATTCGCCCGGTCTCCCTTGCTTATTCTCTGTAACTGTTTGTCACCCGTTTAGCTTCCCTACGCGCTAAAGCGAAGCGCTTTAAGCGGAGCTGGTGGAACCACTGCGAGATGTGGCGCGACGTACTACGCCACGCACGCGATTGACCGCGTTGCGGACACGCGCGCCAATGCGGGAAAACAAGCCGCCTGATCTTGGAACTTTATTCACCTCCCTTGCCCATGTCGCGGGCTAAAGCTGCAAACTTTGGATCAATACGCGGATCAGGGAAGGTCACGCCGGAAGCTGGAAGATTGTCAATCCCCAGCTTTTTGGCAAGTTTCATCCCGTCCAGGTATTTATCCCCATGCTGAAACATGTCAATCGCCCGAAGAAAGGCGTCCTTCTCTTCGCGCGTAGGGAAGCATACACAAAACCAAAATTCGGAGTCGGTGGCCTGCCGCCGCCTCTTTTCCTCCGCCGCGGCCCGCTGCTGAAATCCGGCCAACAAGGCCGATATTTCTTTTTTGGCGTCGGTTTCCACATCTCCGGTGTATTGAACACCCGCAAATGGATCACTGGGAGTTTCAGGCGCCTCGTCAAAGGTCACGTCTTCACCACTAAAATCCAAGTCATCATCGAAATTTACATCATCGCCCGATACTGCGCTACGCTTAGCCATAAAACTCCTTTCTTGCGATGTCTATATCAGCAAGCGGAAACCAGCTTAATACCGTCTGATAATCGTCTGGCGCATACTTTTTAAGCCCTTGCGTGAACCGCCGGTCTATTCCGTCAAATGAGCGCCCAAACCACTTGTAGTCCACTGGGAGTTTTACTCCGGCGGCTGTTATTCCGTTTATCAAACGCTCTTTATTCCAATCCCACACGGGCAGAAACGTCTTTCGATTGTGGTTTATCGCTCCATATTTGACAATTGACGCGCGGCGCACCGGAGAATCGGCTGCCCGCACCCCCAGGGCCTGCCATACCTCGCCCTTTAAGCCTGCAATCTCCGCCGCCTCTTTGACCATCTCGTCAAACGTAGGCTCTATGATTCCGATGGAATCAATGTAGTTGCACCGCTCAGGCGGCATAAACGTGTAGTTGGTCAGCATTCGCCAGAGCGAAGGGTGAGGAAGCTGGATAATGTGCGCACCAAAAAACGCTTCGTAGTAACGAAGCGAATCTTCCACGAAACGCAGCCCCGGCACGGGGTACAAGTAAACGGGCACTATTCTCTTGAAGTGGGGGCGAAGGGCCAGCCATGCGGCGATTGAATCTTTCCCGGTCGAGAAAGACAGCATAACCGTGTCGGTTTTTTGGCGGATGGCGGCTATTACCCGCTCACCCGATGGCGGCGAATTGTTACTAACATTCATTATTGTATCACCTCTTTAATTTATAGATTATCACATATCCTAATACATTATTAGTTATTTGTCAACTGGTCTAATGGCTAGTTGACAAATAACTAATGACATATTAGTATATAACTATGAAAGCTCAACACCTAACCTACGGAATAGAAATCGAATGCCTTGTTCCCAATGAATACAAAAACATGTTTGTCATCGGCGGGTATCACCAAACCGATGGAAGTGTGGCCGGTTTCCCGGCGGGATGGAATGCCCAGCGAGACGGCTCATTGGTTGAAACAGCGGGATATTTTGCGGTGGAAGTGGTATCTCCGGTTCTGAGCGGCGAGAATGGATTACGGCAGGTGGCCGAGGTTCTAAACATTCTGGAAACATGGGGCACAATCTCTAATGCAAGCACGGGTATCCATGTCCATATCGGAATGGCAGGCATTGATTTGATTACAATGCGAAAGATAAGAGCGGCTTTTAAGCGGTACGAGATGGCCTTTTTTGCCCTGAACGGCCAACAGATGTCCGTTCGGCTGGGCAGTAGATACTGCAAACCCTCAAATTTGTGGGATAGAACACGGTACAACTCCCTAAACACAACCAACTACGGACGGAACAGCAAAAACACTCTGGAAATCCGATGCCTGACCTCAAAGATTGAATCCGCCTTCGCGGTCACCGCGATTTACATGGCTACGGCTTTGGTTGCAAGGGTAACCGAAACCGGTATTAGATGCCTTAGCTCCCAATTGGATGCCGCCACCGCCGCGCGGCGATTCATCCGCGACCACTTTGAAGCCACAAATTCAGCCGATTACTGTATCGTCCCCGATGAATCCCCGGCGGATGTTGCCGATTACATTACCGCCCAAATTGTCGAGGCGACAGGGGCGAGCAATGGTTAAGCGAATCGCCCTACATGCCGGGACTGCCACCGGCACGGTCTGCGCCATTCTGGATAGACTAAACCCCAGAGGAATCATTGAAGTTGTGGAGAATCGCCACGAAGCCCGCACTATTGAGTTTGACGGGTTGATGTTGCTGGGCGGCGCGGACATATCGCCATTTTTTTATGGCGAAGCCGCCGAAGGCGCGCGCGGCATAGACAAAGACCGCGATGTCATAGAGTGGACGCTGTCCCGCCGCGCTCTGGCCCAGCGAGCGCCTATTTTTGGCATCTGCCGAGGTATGCAAATGTTGGCAGTCGCCGCTGGGGCATCCCTGTATCAGGATTTGACGGACGCGGGATACCACCACACGGGAGAGCATATTGTCAAAGTGTCGTGTCCGGCGCTGGACATGCACATGCCATCAAGGCACGTCAACAGCCTGCATCATCAGGCTGTGAGAGCCGCTCCGTATGGGTTTGAGGCCGCCGCGTTCTCTCCTGACGGCGTAATAGAAGCCATCTACAAAAAAGGCGTGGGGCTGGGTGTCCAATGGCACCCAGAGCTTCTTTACGCCAAAAATCGCGCATGGGACAGACTTTTTGCGTGGTTTTTGGCGGGTCTTGCGTAGGCGTTGCTAATAATGTGTTAGTATTTGTTTATGGCACTCAGCTTAAATGATCTGCGAACCGTAGCGCAAACCGCCAGCGAGACGGGGAAAACCCAAACAGCGGTGCGCTACCTGGCAAGTGCGCACAGGCTTGGGATAAAAGTTGGCAGTGCGCGCTTGTTCACGCCCGAAGATATTGAAAAAATCAAAGGGTACGCGAAGACGGGCAGGAAGCCCGATCCTGAAACAAAATATCACGACTGGCGAAAGATTCATCCCGCCCGCGCCAAAAAGACTAATTGACCCCGGACACGATGGATGTCGGGGCAATCAGCGCCCTCAATCTGTCGATTTCGTCCGCGATGTCCTGAGGTGGTTTCGCGGACAACTTTAGAGATGCCAACTCGCCGCGAACCAACGGGGCAGCTTCAGCAGTATCACTCGCAAGCATAAGTGCCCACGCGCGCAATTTCGCCTTAATTACAAAGTAACCCAGGTCATCCATGAGCCAATAATAAACCATAGCGGGGGGCGGATTTGAACCGCCGACCTCCAGCGTGTTGGGCTGGCAAGCTGACCACTGCTCTACCCCGCATCAAATAACTAAACCGTCTCCCTCTCCAAAACCCTAAGCGCCTCGTTCGGGTTGAACACCACGAACACAGAAGCGCGGGCGGCGTTATGCCATTTGGTTTCGTCTGGCGTGAGTTTCCCGCCGGGCGACTTCACCTCGAACACAAACCACCTTCCGCGAAACGAAACCAGCAAATCCGGGCATCCATTGCCCACATCGGCCAGAGATTGCACGAATGCACCAGTGTCACGCAATGCGCGCACAATCTCAGAGTGGTTGGCGTCAACTTTTCCGTGTTTGTGCATGTTTACCCCTTCGGCTTCAGCGCCTTTCGTAGTCCACGCGCCCCAACCCATACGCCCGCCTTCACAAACGGCGCGGCCCCAAACCTGCGAATGTCATAGCCATCCCGCCAGCGCGGGTCTCCGTTGTTGCCGTAACAGAACACCGCGCCGCCCCGCACAGGCGAGGAATGCGAAACGCCGTTCACAACCACCGGGCGCGATTGAATCTCAATAAAGCGCGTGATGTAGTCCTTAATCTGCTGGGCGTTGACGTTGTGCGCGGTGAATCCGCCCACACCATCCTCATCCACGCCACATTCACCAAAAAACACACCTTGCCCCTTCGCGGGGTCAAAGCCGCAATCGGTAAAAAAGAATTGCCAGCGGCGCTCATGCCAGATCAAATCCTCGCCGTAGATGTGCGCCATGCTGGGCGAGTAAGCGTGATAGTCCAGCCCAATTTGGTTGTCATTCCACAGCGGCGCGTAATACTGTTTGATAAGCCGCACCGTGTCGGCGTATTCGGGCGTGTTATGCGCAAATTGCGGATTGCCAACGCTGAACGTCCCCAGCGCGATGATAGACTTGCACCCAATCGCCCGCGCCTTGCGCGTAAACTCAGTTTCTACGCGCATTCGCTCTTCCATCTCGCGCGGCGATGATCCCCAACTGTCGGCTTCGTTGAACAACGTTAAAACGAGGTTGGGCGGCATATCGGCAGACACGCCCAACGCGCGAATAAAATCATCCGCGCCCCAGCGGCTATTACCGATGTAGGCTCTGACCATGCAGTAGCCGTCCGGGTGGGCGCGGGCAAAATCGGCAGCTTCTTTGTTATTGCCCAGCACCATCGCAAATCGGCATCCGTTTCGGCTCGCCCCATCCAACGCGCCCGTGTCGCTGATAACATTCACGCCCACCAAAACATCACGCCGCACAGAGGGCGGGGCGGGCGGCGCAACATTTGGCGCGGCAAGATAATCAGATTTAACCCACGCTTCTGCCCACGTGCCGGATGGGGCTTTGATAAGCTGCACCTTTGTCCAGCCGTTTTGTTCTGACAGCGGCGTTACCGAATCGCCTTCGGCGTATACACCGATTTTTTGAGCGTTGACGGACGGCGTGGCGCGGATGTTTACCCCCGTTCCGCCGGTATTGCTCACGATTATTTTTGGCATGGTTGCTCCTTGCGGCGTGTCTTTAATGCCCACCTTGAATACACGCCCGCCCCAATACTTATCCGCTCCGGCTTTAATCGCCGCGTCTAATGCCCCCGCGTCTGCCGTCTGGTCGCCGCGTGTGTGATACGGGTCGTGGTAAGCCGTTGGCGAAAGGCGCACAATCCAATGCCCAAACGTTTTGCCTGTTTGGTCGTAACGTTGCGCTACTGGCAACATGGCATAGTCCACCAGTGCGATGTGCGGGTAGGGCGCATCGGGCGCAAGAATCGGATCACACCCCAGCTTTTTAAGCATGGCGCACAGTTCGGGGGCGGTTGTGCCGTTATCCTCTGCGTCAATCTGACGCGGCGTGGATAATTCCTTGCTCCACTGCGCCACTGTGTCGTTCATGCCCTTCCCAACCCACCGCGCCAGCATGAGGGCGCAAGCTGGCCCACAGTCGTTATTTGGCGCGTTGCCAAGCTGAGAAATGTAAGGGACATTGCTCATCGTCTCATCTCCAAAATCGGGATGTCCATTTGTCCAGCAGACTGCATCCCGGCGTTTGCCACCCCGACATCAAACGCGGATTGAGCATCTTTCCCTTCCGCCAGCGCCATGTAAAAGCCGTCAGAGAATCCAATGGCTGACGGGTCTTGCACAGCCTTCCGCATCCCAACCGCCCAATCCGATACACCCATGAGCGGCGCGAGATTTTTTGCGGAATAGCAAGCGTTAAGAACCACACCGGTTACGGGCATGGGTTTTAACAAACGCGCGATGGCATCAACAGAAACCGCCTTTGGCTTTTGTGTCTCATCTTCCAGATAGATTTCTCCACCCTCGCCATGCCCCGCAAAATGCAGGATGGTCGGGCGAAAATCCAAAATGGCGCGTGTGATGTCGTGCGGGCGCGTGGCTTGTATTGCCCGAAATTCAAACCCGGTTTTGCGTAAGGCATCCTCTACCGCCCGCGCCTCAACGCCAGTATTGAGAATCGCGCCCGGCACGGGCGAGGTGGACACAAACAAAACAGCGCGGCGGGGGGTGGACGGGGAAGATTTAACGCCCCGTTTTTTCTCGGTCACCTGTTCAAACAAAAAATCAACACGAACGCGCAAGTCCGCGTTTTCCTTTTCAAGTCCAGCGATTCGCCGCTTCATGCTGTCTATTTCCAGCAAAAACGCCGCCTTTTCATCCACCAGGGCTTTGTTTTGCTTTGCCAGCTCCTCGTTTTCTCTCTTGTAATACCTGACCACATCGCCCCCATCCCCACTATCTTTTCGCCGAAACGCGCCCGCAAACATTACAGCGGTCAAGGCAAACATTCCAACCAGCGCTATGACACTGAGAATTACGCCCCAATCCATCACACTTCCCCCTTGTTGCGATAAATCACAAGTAACACATACCCAAGAAATGTAATGATTCCGTGTAGAAAAACAATGGTCGCCCACATCTCAATCCATTCGCGCGGGATAAGATGAGACCCAAATATGTTTAAGTCCAACACAAGCAGGACGTAAACGCGATAAATCAACACATGCGCGGACATGAACATCGCGGCGAGTAAATCGTGTCTTTCAATATCGCTGCGTTTCAGCGCAGCCAAAAGACAGACAAACAAGCAGCCAGCCGCCAGCGCGGTAATCAGTCGCATTAGCATCAAAAGATCAATGTCAACCGCGCTCATGTTTTATAAAATCTCCAGTTGCGGGTCTTGGTCATAACCGCGCCCGCTTAACAAGACGCGCGTTTTTGCCAGAATGTCCGCGCGAGACGTGATGCCCTTTTGCGCTATTGCATACGCCCATGTGAACGCCCCGCATGGTCTTAAGCCAATCACCGCATCGGCGGCGGTCTGGTCGGCGCGGCATCCTTCCCACAAAAAGCGTGTTTTTTCGCCCGCGCCTTCAATCCCGCGCGTCAAAACTGCGGCGCGGCGCGCAGTGTCTGGCGGCATCCCGGCGGGCGGCGGCAGGTAGCGCGATGTGAATCCCACCGGCGCGCGGCTCATCGTGCCGGCATGACAGCAGTCAAAAAATAGTTCTACCTCAACCGCTTGGGGAATGCTTGCCAGCCATCTGCCGATTTCGTCATCGGTTAGAACGTTCACCCACTTCCCGTTCACCGGCGCGGTGTCATACATCACCACCGCCTCATCCCAGCGATCCGGTTCATCGCCGCTTGCATCCGGCACTTGCGTGCCATGCGAAGAGATGGACAGCGCGACACGCGAGACCGAACCCGCCTGCGCCTCTGCCGCAACTTTAACCATCCAGTCACGCATGGCGGCAATGGTCATCTGTTTGTCAGCGAGAAAACTCACCTCAAAACCACGCGCCCGAAATATGCCGCGCATGGTCTTTGCGTCATTCACGCAGCCCCGCAATGGCGAGTTGATACGGGCGAAGTTGTTCACCCCGGCGGCAAGCGCAAGCGAGAGACCAGTCACGGCTTGCTCTCCGATGTCGCGCCTATCTCGCCCACCACTGGAACGGCGATGGCTTCGTTGCCGATGATGCGCGGATGCTGATACTCAATCGCGCCGCGCCAGTTTGCGGCTGGCGGTGTGTAAGAGACTGAACCAATTCCGCGCGATGTCAGTTCGCGGCTCACGGCGCGGGTGACGGCGCGGGTGACGGCTGGCGCGGCAAAGTCGTTTACGGTGAAATACGCAACCAAAAACAAGATGACGGGCTGAAACGTCAGCCACAAATCATGCAACATTGCCGCCGTTTCTGGCGTGGCGTACTTGCTGGCGATCAACGCGGCGGCTTTTGCCAGCGCGTCCAGCAGGCACGTGATAAATGTGCGGGATTTAAACAGATTCATTTTCCACCTCAAAATCCTTGTAAATCACAGCGTGCCCGGCTTCCACAAGCTGATCGTTAACGCTCTTGCTCTCACCGTCTAAACGGACTTCCGCCAGCAGCCGCCCGTGCTGGTCGCGGCTGTTTTTGATGACCAGCGAGACCGACTTGTCGCCAATCTTCTCCCGCAGCCACGCGGCGGCTGCTTCTCCCTCTGGTCTGGCGATGGGCGGCGCGTCAATGCCCGTAAGGCGCACATACTCGCGCATGGTCGTTTTTGTCCATGCGGGCAGCTTCACATCTGCCACAATGGTGTCGCCGTCCACCACCCGAACATTGGTCGCCGGGCAGATGGAGAGTGAGGCGGACGCGGCTTTGAGGATTCCGTTAAACATATTTCACCTTTTTGGTTGCATTGGCGAGGGCGTGCCGCTCTGCATGGCAATAGCGGCATAACACCTCTAAATCATTTGGTCTTTCATCGCCCAAGCGGGCGTATGTTTTGTGATGGGTTTCGAGATGGACGGGGCTTCCGCACTCGTGACAACACCCGCCAGCCCGCTCAATGGCCTCTGCGCTGGTCTCTTTCCAATGCCGCGTCTTCAAGTAGTTGGCGCGGTAATTCCAGCGCCGAACGCGCAACAAAAGCGCGTCTACCAAGCGAAAAAGAACTGCGCGAGGGTCAGGCATCACTTCACCGCCTTCATGCCATCCCACACGGCGATGGCATACCGCCACGCGCGGGCGCAAATACCGCCCGCCTGCGCAAAAGCAGGCATGGCGCGGCCATCACGCCCACCGCCAATCACGCACTTAGACGTGCCGCCGTTGTAAACGCGCAGGGCGCACATCAAATCGCCCTTGCAGTAGCGGTCACGGTTCTCGCGCAGAATCTTCGCGGCGGTCTGGACGTTTGTCAGGGGGCTCATCAACTCGCGCGTGGTCGGCCTGTCCACAAACCACGCGGCGGGCAACTGCGTGGTGTCGCGCGGCACAATCTGGGCCAGCCCAATCTCCCCGCTCGCGCCAACCACATCGCTTTGGCAGTGTGATTCTTTCCACACGATGGCCCACACCGCCGCGCGGGGGATGCCCGTTTGCTTTTCAAACAATTTCAAGGATTCATCCGCAAACGAGTAGCCCGCGATGCAATGGTTCACGTCCGGGCGCGGCGTGTCCGCGCTGGCCGCGTTGGGGCGCGCGATAATGAAAGTGAAGGTTAAAAGCGCAAGAACAAATCTCATAAAGTGAAAAACAAAAAGCGCGGCTGGCACAATTTCTTGTGCATCAGCCGCGCTCAACTGAGTCGCGTTTATTGAATTGAGATTATTCTACATCCAATTTATTCTTTCGCGGGCATCATGGCCGCGCCAAGCGGCAACTGCATCTTTGGGCCGCGCCGCTCAATGGCAGGCGTAAGCTCTCGCGCATTGTGGATAGCAAGGCTTAACACCACCGTTCCAGACAAATCCCCGCCCGCGCGTAATAAATCGCGCACGGCAATCATGCACATGCGTTCGAGTTCGGTTTTAGCGGTAACTGCAGCAGCTATGTCATAACTTTAGCACAACTGTTCTGTGGTTTCAACTGGGCACAGGCGACCATGTAATCCTAGCCACTTGGCTAGTTTTCTTAGAGTTCTCTCATAATCTATTGACTTTTGCAATACAAAGTCGTAGAATGTAATCACAAAGACAAGGAAAATCATGAACAACAACGAAAATATAAAGAAGATTCTCAAGAGAATCAAATGGAAGAACGATAGTCCGGCAACCGAAAAGCAGGTCGAGTATGCGACCTCGCTGCTGAGGCAAATTAAGGCTCAACGCCGAGCGTTCTCTGCAATCAACGATGCCCAAGAAAAATGGGCATGGAATTACTGGGAGAAGGCGGAGATGCCAGAAAACTTAACTAAGATAGAAGCATCTAACCTTATCGAAATGCTGAAATCTGCATCTTTTACCCGATTCGCAAGCAAAACACCAGAAGCAGTGCTGAAACTCATCGAAGGCGGCGGGCAAATTGCCGGCCCGTCCATTATTGCAGCCAGTGTTTTCCTGAAATCGTCAGAGATTATTATTGATTTTCTGGCCGAATTTTTTCCCAACAAACTCAATGAAGCTCTGAAAATCAGATCAGAAAGAAAATGACCCCAATCACTCCACACAAGGGTGGACGCAACAAAGTGTTCACCCTTCGCCTTACCAACGAGGAACTGGCCGCTGTCAATCTCGCGCGAGGGATTGACAGCGGCGCGGACTGGGTGGCCCGATGCGCCGCCCTGCCCACCGCGCAGGGCCAGCGCGTGAAGGTGACCATCGCCGCCCTGCCCGGCACTGAAGCCACCGCCACCGAGGGGCGAGTGACCTCGGCAGATGACAAACTGGTCATCATCACCAACGCTGGTCAGCGCGTGACAATAGAGCTGATACCAGACACCATCGTCCCGCCACCCCCGGCCACGCATTACGTGGTGACGGGCGGTCTCATCTTCGCAGTCACGAGCGAAGACCAGGCAAAAGCTACCGCCGCGATGGATGCCAACGCCCGTATCTTCACGACTGAGGAAGATGCGCGGCTGTGGCTAAAAGGCGCAACCGATGAGATCGCGCCAAATACAGAACTCATAGAAAAAGTCGCAAACATCTTCAAAGATGACAGCGACAAAGACCAAGCTAATAAAAAGCCCCGCGCGTAGTTGAGATACGCGCAGGGCAAGAGAGGGATTAACTCTCCCTCTCATTGTAAAACAAAGAGGGATTAACATCATGTCAGACCAAACACAAATTCAAGAAAAAGACTATGTGCGCCTTGAGCGCACAGCAAAAGCGATGAGAGCCGATTTTACTCACAACCGCCCCAGCGCGGTTGTGCAGAGGAAAGTGAAGCAGCGACTGATTGCCATATTAGATTTTGATGTGATGTGGGAGAAATTTCAGCCGCGCCCAACCGACCGAACATCGTATGTGTATCATAACAACCCCGCAGATTGGCAGAACCCGACTGAAACAATGTCTGGGCGCATAGACATCTATGCCCCGACTGAGATTCAACGCGGTACAACCGTAGCAATTGACGTGGTGGAAGTCACCCACGCCAAGAGATCGGACGGAAAGAATCTAAATGATTCTGATGCAGAGCTAATTACTGAAACGCGCGAATACCTCCGTATGTGGGAACACGCCCCCATCCCGGGGCTGGATATGGTGTTCAAGGCTTACAGCAACAAGAGTGAAACGACCTTTGGTGAGTGTGAATGGTTGAAAGTCCTGCGAGCGCAGGACGACGGCGGCGTGTGGGTAGTCTATGCAGTTCACCCAAAGTCGTCAGAGACTGAAATTTTCACCTTAAAATCGTTCAATCCCGAAGAGGAATAACATGAATCCTCTCGACATCGCCAAATTTTCCGCGCTCAAAGCCTCGCGCCGCTTCGCTGACATAGATAGAGAGGCCCGCGAGGATATGGTAAGCGAAGCCGTTTGTGCCGTGCTGGAGCAAAACCCCAGCACGGCACAGGAAGTCGTGAAGGTGGCGTATCGCGCCGCCGCCCAGTATGGCTACCATTGGATTATGGGGGCTGGGTTGCACAATCACGGCAACGTTACGCATCTCTCAAGCCTCGAAACCGCTCCCCAGCGGTTTCTGGTTCAGGAAGAGTTAGACGAAGAGCCTGAGCAATTTCACTTTGACCGTTACGAAAAAGTTTTGCGGACTCTTTTGATGAAGAGCCGCAAACGAAAGAATAACGGGCGCAGTGAAAGCGCAACGCAAAATGAAATTGAAGTCCTGAAGCTCATCATTGAGGGATATTCAAATCAAGTGATCGCCGACAAGATGAACATGAAAGTCGGCGCGATAAAAACAATGCGACTGAGATTGCGCTTGACGCTTTCAACGATGCTGATAAAATACAATCGCTGTCACTGAAACTTACACAAATCAGTCTGACGAGACAGCGAAAATCTGTCGAGACAGCGCAATGCCCGCACGAGGGTGCTAAAACAAAAAAGCTCACGCCCAGCGTGGGCTTTTTTGTTGCCTGCGTCTCGCCCCTCGCCCGAAAATTTAATCTTCAAGTGTTGCCATTTTTCTCATGCCCGCCCCGTATTCTGAGCGCATGAGCAAACACAAACCCTACCCCCGCGAAGAATTTGACGATGATCTGCTGACTGCGCTGGAGCGCGGAATCGCGGTCGGCATTTTGCAGGGCACCCGCGTGATGCTGATCGCGCCGCAACATTTGCAGCCGCACCATCACGTTTTGAGCGTCGAGGAAACCGCCCGGCGGCTCAACATCAAACACCAGCCAGAGCCGCGCGGGTTGCGCAAACTCTGGCGTTGGATCGTGGACTAAAATAACCCCAATCCGCAAGTCGGAGGTGGATGCCTCGGCATCGCGGGCAGCTCTATCGCGGTTGAAAGTCGGCTTCATGCCGTGCGCTCGGAAACGAGACTAGGCCGCGCCGGGGTTGCC